CAATCACGCCATGCAATAGAGGACCTATTACGTTAGAGATGTTAGTAAATATAGTTGTAAAAACATCTGATTGCTTTATAGCATCTCGTAGTCCAACCAGCCAATCACCAAACTTAGCCAGAAATTCTGTGAAGCCTGCACCAGTATCTGAAAACGACCCAGCCAATATACCGAACTGTTTTGCTAGTGCAATCACAGCCATCTTGACAATATCAAATATAGCAAAGACACCACTAAAGATACGTTTAATCTTGTCTGTGCCTTCTGCTGCCATTTTGATTTTCTCTGTGAACTTTGCCAAACCCTCGGTAAGATTAAATAATTGTTGGGCAGTAACTGGTGGGAAGAACTCTTTGAATGCTGATATGATAGGATTTGCAACAGCAACGATGCCATTCAAAGCGTTTTGAAATGCTTCAATTAGTTTTGTTCTGCCACCAAGATCATTCCAACCCTGTAATAATGCGTTTCTTGATCTGGCTGCGGCAACCGCTGTGTCACCCAGGAAATTATTCATAGTTGAAAAGAAACTCGTGGCCTGGTCAAGATCACCTATGACTAGTTCAAAACTTTTAGTCCAACCAGTTTTAAGAGAGTCAGCAAAGGTAGCCATTAATTGGGAGAAGGTCTTAACCTGCGTTGCAGCAGCATTTGCTTTCTTACCAATCTCTGTTTCCAGGCTAGCATAATCACCCAAGGTTTTAATAAGAACATCGGCGGTTAACCATTGTTCTTCTAAGGTATCATTGAAATGCTTTGTTGCTGTAATGTTTGTACCTTTTTCTAATGTCTTGAATGTGCCATCTGCTTCTTTGGTCAATGTTCCTGCCGCAGCAGCGGCTTCTAACAGTTGAGTCTTAAATTCTATTGTAGCCATATTGGCATTTTCAATAGATTTCCAGTCCATCAGTCGAATTGATCCTTGAGATAGAGCTTGTCCAAAGTTATACATTGCCCTAGCTGCTTCACCTGCATTTGCTCCTGATTCAGCAGCAACATTACTAATACCCTGAATAGCTGTGGCAGCTTGCTTTGAAGATAGTCCAGCATTAGTAAATTTACTAATATTAGATGTCATGTCCTGGAATGAGAATATGGTTCTATCAGAATACTTATTAAGATCGTTGATACTTTGAGTAACCTCGTCTATTGTTTCTCCAGTACCAGACATAACTGTTCTAATAGCCTCTATTTTTGTTTCGTAAGATCCAAAACCAGCTTTTATGGAATCGATTCCAATGAAAGCCTCAACCAATTTCTTTCCTAGAGCTATTGTTGAATTGGTAAGGTTCTGTATAATGGTCATGCCAACAATGCCCATTAAACTAAATCGATTTTTAACATCTTCCAAAGATGAAGAAATATGACTCAGATTAACATTATTGGCGGACGTTGTGATTCCGTTAAAACCCTTATCTGCCCCGTCAAAGTTAAGACTCTTCTTTAACCTGTCGATCGTGGACAAACTTGTACCGACGCCTTTCTCAAATTTATCATTCTCAAAAGCCATCTCAACAACACGTTTATCAATAGTTGCTGTCATAGATCAGTCACCTCCTTCCATAAATTTTCCGAAATTGTATCGAAGACAGGTCTGATTGCTGGGTTTATGAAATCTCTGCCCTCAACAAACGAGCCCGATCTTGTTCCGTGTCCGTATTGGAGAAGAATAGCAATAGGCAATCCATCCACCAAATTTGAGTTTGTCCAGTATATACTAAAACCATTTCGCTTAACATTAATCTCATATGACCAAGACTGAGATGTTAATCCGCTGTCTTTAGGCGTAGCAGATTGTAGTGCAGCAATTCCCTGGCTAGCGTATTTTTCAATTATAGATCGGAAGTTTATTTTCTTAGAATTATTAAGAAACCGTTCTGTTGAAATAAAACCACCGCGATGTCTAAATGTGATCAAATCAACCTCCTTCGTTATTATCCTTTGGTGTTGAGTTGTGCTTTTCTAGTTTCGTTCAAACCTCTGTTTCTAATAGCAATTTCTTTTGCTGATAATTTCTTCGTCGGTTGATTCTTAATGTTACAAACATTAATTAGAGTTAATAATCTATTTAAATGCCACTTCTGACATTCAAAAGGAATATTAAAAGATATCATCCAATAATAAATGAGTTCAGAAGTAACCGTCTCATTATTATTAAGTTTCCTGTTATCTTTACGGAATGTTGTTGCGGTCATAGGAGCATCAATATAATCCGTAATTTTATCAATGATGCTTTGGTTTGTAAATGAGTATGATATTGGATCTACATTTTGAGTCAACGTCATACATCTGATATAGTCTATGGTTTCGTCGGTTGTTTTGTTGCCCTTAGTCAAGAATGGTTTACACCACTTTGACTCCCATTTTGATAATGAAACGAGAGAATGCTCAAGTTGTATAGTCTGTTCTTTTGAGTAAATGAACTGATTGTGTTCGTCGTCAAAAAGTTCTACAGATGGAATGGTTATTTGTAACATTCTCTCGTCTCCAATTTGTTTAGTTAGTCTTTGGCGCAGAAGGAACCACACCATTGATAAATGTAGCTGCTTCATCCGGATTGGTTGCCAGACGCATGAATAGATCATCAAACGCCGGTGTCTGCGAGAAAGCCAAAGAAAGTTCAGGACTCTTGATGAATTGCTTTCCGTCAGGAGATTTTTCTCCATAAGATTTGAGAATGATCTCTTTAAAAAGCTTCATGATCTCTGCACCGTCTTTCTTCTCGATAATCCTATTGATCTTTTCAACAAGACCACCTTCGATCGATAGTTCCATTTCTGTAACCTCAGATCGAGTTAGATTGAATAGAAAGGTTTCCGTTCTTTCAACCTCGTTATAGTCCATGTACTTGATAGATTCTTTTAACATTGTGGGTTCTCCTTTAAAGAATTTTTATTAAAAAAGTATGGGCCCCGGCTTATATGCACAAAGGCCCATACTCACATCTTAACTTACATCAATCTTTTTTCTTTATGCACCAATCAACGCGATGACTTCATCGGGTGTGGGCAGTTCGGCAGGAACATCTGGTGTGCCTGTCGCGCCGTATAGAATTGCTTCGAGGGCGGCCAGAGCGGTCGGGTCAACAAGAGTTGAGTCAATTGTCAAAGCCGAAGTCGGTTTCAAACCAGTCACTGAAGCCGGAGTTGTTGTTACTTCCCAGCTAAATGTGATAGCCTCAGGTGATTCATTGACTGTCTGATATGCCTTCTCGGAAGGAGAAGCCAAACAACCATAGACCAAATGAAGTTTGTAACCATGATCAACACCATCGGTATCATTGCCAATCTTTGTGCGATAGCAAAGACCAAATGGTTTTCTGGACTGTTGTCCAACAAATAGACCAACCTCTGGAGAGGCGGTGCCATCACAAACGCCGAATTCATCGGGATAAGTAAAAGCTTCAATCGTCGCGCCAAAGATCTCGGCGGATAAAAGATTCAGATATTTGATATTGTCTGCATACTGCGGGTTCGCTTCTGCGCCAGAGGGACTTTCGGTTACTGTGACCAAACCATTCCAAGCGACACCAAGGGGATATGTACCATCAGATGCCTGAGGATACAGAACGCCATGATCTACACCGGTTTCATAAGTTTTTTCACCAACTGAGTCCCAACTAAGTAATTGAGTCATATTTCTCCTTATTAGAACAAGATATTAAAAACATCTTGATTGAGATTGTCCGATACGAAATGCCTATCAAATATGCAGGTCGGTAGATCTGCTACTTTGTCAGGGATCTCACTATCGGGATTTGCATCTATCACAGTCAGCGTGTATTGCTTCCTATGTAGATATGGTAGATTGTCTGCGAATTTAGTACGGATATTGCTACGATTATAGACAACACAGGGATAAGACATCATAAAACTAGGAGGCGGTTGGAAATATACATTCCCCGAACCAATTAGACCTTCCAAAAGTGTTTGCAACTCAAGTCTTGGGGCCATTATAAACACCTCCCAGAGATAAGATGAGCCGAGGTCTTTGAATCTCTATACTAGAGACCTTCCAATAAACCCCGGCCCACACAATAAATCTCATCGCTGAGAAATTCGAATAGGCAAAGTCGTCACCAACCACACTTATACGATTACCTATTGTTAGGTTATCGTTAACTTGATTGGCTCCTCTCCACTCTTTTGTTTCTCGTAGCACATCACCAAAATACTCGCGTGACGTAATTACATCGGTCCACACCCCAGGTGTTATTTCCGTACTAATGGCGTAACCGATGATTCCGTGAAACTTTGCCATTTTGAGTTTCTCTACAAATTACGCAGTCTTGCGCTCGACAACCAAAGCACTCTTCGGGTTGAGCAGGGAACCAGAAACACGAGTTTCAATCAGGTACTTGTTCTGATTGTAGTCGATGTCAAACTGATCAAACGTAGAAATTTGGCCGCCCTTATCAGCACCATAGGTGTAATCACGAGGATTAACCATGATACCAAGTAGATCTGCAGTGAAACCAGTAACGGGAGTATCATCAGTGCGCTGAACACCTTCGAGAACTTCCACTTCAATGATTTCAGCAACACGCAAATCGGAAGCCACTTCGGCAACAGACTTGTAGATGCGACGATCGGTCGTGTCGCGCAGAAGGAGCATGGCAGTCAGAACAGCATTTGTGGTGTAAAAGTTGGGAGTACCGGTGCCTTTATAGTTCACGCGAGCTACCTGGATTGCATCCATAATATCGAGGTAAT